GTAAAGAAATAAAACAATTAAGAGATGATAAAGAGCGTGCCATGGATATTATGCACAGCGATATGATCTCAACTGATTGGTTAAAGGCAATTCAAAGTATTTGTAAATCAGCACAAATACCTTGTGGAATTCCAAGTACCGAAACTAAACAGTTAACTAACTAATTTAATTAATCATGGTGCGACAAAGTGTCGCACCATGATGAGTGCATGTGGGCGGGACCCACCCAAAAAAATAAAAAAATAAAAAAATAAAAATAAAAGTGCGACGTTTTGGCATATAGATTTTTATTTTAATAGGAATTATATTGATTGCATAACTTAATAAACGAAAGGTAATAATATGTGGTACTTAATTAGAACATTGTTTTTTTTCTGGTTGTCGGTGTCAACAATAGTGTTGCATCAATATAAATATTTTCCAGAAGAAATTGGAATAATTTTAACAGTCGGTTTTTTCATGGCAACAGCGGTATCCTTTGCGGATATCATGGTGAGGGATAAGCTATGATAGCAGAACAATTAGAATTTGACTTCGGTGTAATGGAAACAATAGACCGAAGTTTAAATATGCCTAAGAAACAAACCAACAAGGTAGTCATGTATCATATACAATGTAATGATTGTCAGCAGTACATGAGACCCGACGAGATATCTGTAAGAGATGATCGTTACTGTGTGGGTTGTGTAGGTAGTTAAGTTATAAGTATGTCCCTGGTTCATGGTTCAAGAGCCAGGGCACATGCGACACTTTTGACCATTTCAATTTGAATTAATAAATGCATAATGAATTCATAACTTAACAAGGAGAAAGAAATGACAACATTTGAAGAGTTCGATAAATCAATAGATAAACTTATAGAAACAACAGATGGAATAATTAAAAAGTTAAGAGAACAAAATAAAAAACAAAAAGAAGCATTGGATTACGTTAAACAATGGTTGAATGAAACTATAGATGAGGGCTCTTCAGATTCTATTGAAGAAGACTCAGCTAATCTTCTTCACAATATAAAACTGATATTAGAGGAATAGGTGCGACAACTTTGACCATTTCATTATGCACTGAAAAGTGCATAATGAATTCATAACTTAACAAGGAGAAAATATGCCATTATATGTTTACAGAGATAAATGTAAAAACTTTAACAAGAAAGACTTTGATCATAAAGAGTGTGATCACATGGGTTTTTTATTAGTAGGTCTTGGTGTTAAAGAAATTAAGAAGAGTAATATTAATGAACTGGTATTCAGATATACTTTCTTAAACAAAGTTGCATATCATCGTGTTGATGCACAACAAACAGCAGTTGATGCAATAAAGTTATTTGAGAAGTACATTGGTTTACAGATCAATGGAAACAATCTAACCAGACATAAGTTCATGATGAACTGTGCAAGAGCATTAGAACGCGATGTTGAGTACAATATAAACTGGAAGCCATTCCATAGAATAGAGCAACCAAAAGAAATAAGAGTATAAACTAAGTCAAGATAATAATGCACAGTGCGCTGATTTGCGCACTGTTGCATTGTGGCAACACTGTTGCATAAAGGACACACACTCGTGGTAAGTGCATGTGGGCGGGACCCACCCATTGTCTATAGAGGTACCAGACCGATCTACTAATACTTTTATTGCAAGAGGGGGGAGGGGTACAAAAAAATAAATAGGGATCCTAACCTATCCCTATAGTGTTGGATTTATACAGTTAAGTGTGTTATAAAGTTTTTCACCATTGATATTTTTATAACTTTTTTTCTTAGAGGGGGAAGGGTATAAAAAATTTTTAAGGTACCATAATTAACATTATGCTAGATATAGAAAAAATAAATCAGATTACTGACGCTAAAGTCAGAAGACAGTTAAAATTAGATATTTTAAATAGTGCAAAGAAAAAGAAAGAAGCTTCTATTCGTTCTGATTTTTTAACTTTTGTAAAATACATTTGGCCTGAATTCATAGAAGGTGATCACCATAAAATTATAGCAGATAAATTTAACCGTTTAAGAACAGGTGAATTAAAAAGACTTATTATCAATATGCCACCTAGGCATACTAAATCAGAATTTGCATCTTACTTCTTGCCAGCATGGATGATTGGTAATGATCCTAAATTAAAAATTATTCAAGCGACCCACACTGCAGAACTTGCAGTTAGATTTGGTAGAAAAGCAAAAACATTAATGGACTCAGAAGAATATAAAAATGTTTTTAAAACAAGATTAAGAGAAGACTCACAAGCAGCAGGACGTTGGGAAACCGAACAAGGTGGTGAATACTTTGCAGTCGGTGTCCAGGGTGCGGTAACAGGTAGAGGTGCTGACTTACTTATCATAGATGATCCACATTCAGAGCAAGATGCTTATTCTACTACTGCTTTTGATAAAGCATATGAATGGTATACTTCAGGACCAAGACAACGTTTACAACCAGGTGGTAGAATTGTTTTGGTTATGACTAGATGGTCAACTAAAGATTTAACAGCTCAATTAATTAATGCAGGTGCTAAAGAAGAAAAAGCAGATCAATGGGAAGTGGTAGAGTTTCCAGCTATCTTACCAGAAGGTCAACCCGTGTGGCCTGAATATTGGAAGTTAGAAGATTTACTTGCTGTAAAAGCTTCAGCTGGAATTAATAAATGGAATGCTCAATACATGCAAGATCCAACTTCAGAAGAAGGAGCTATTATCAAAAGAGAATGGTGGCAGAATTGGGAACATGATTACATGCCTGCTTTAGAGCATGTGATCCAAAGTTATGATACAGCTTTTATGAAAAAAGAAACAGCAGACTATTCTGCTATTACAACCTGGGGAATTTTTAGAGAGAATGAGGACTCTCCCCAACAAATAATTTTATTAGATGCAATCAAAGAACGTCTCGAGTTCCCTGATCTCCGGCGCGTGGCCAAGGAACAGTATGACTATTGGCAACCGGAAACGGTACTGGTGGAAGCTAAAGCATCTGGACTTCCTTTGACGTATGAGCTTAGAAACATGGGTATACCTGTTGTTAATTTTTCTCCTTCTAAAGGAAATGATAAACATTCTAGAGTAAACTCTGTTGCTCCTTTATTTGAATCAGGAATGGTTTGGGCACCTAAAGATAAACAATTTGCTCAAGAAGTAATTGAAGAATGTGCTGCTTTTCCTTATGGGGATCATGATGACTTAGTAGATTCTATGACTCAAGCGGTTATGCGATTTAGACAAGGGGGATTGCTTTCTCACCCAGAAGATTATAAAGATGAAGTTCAGTATCAAAGAAAAAGAATTTATTACTAATGAATAAAATCAAACGATTAACTACTACTATACCACCTAAATCAGGGCCCACGCCTCAGGGCTTGAATGTTCCATTAAAACAAGTTAAAGTAGTAAGATTACCTAAAAAATCAGGAGACAAATAATGGCAAAAAAATCAAAAGAAGGTAGCCCAGTAGAAGATTTATTAAATCTAGAGAAACAAACTAGAGAAGAAAAGAACTCAAGTAAAAGAGATAAAATGGAAGCTAAATTAGATTTAGCTAGAAAAATGGCAGCTAGAAAAAATAAACCAACAGAACAAACACTTCAAAGTATTAAAATACAAGAGAGGTTTGATAAAGATCCTGTTAGTAGAAAAACAGATATGATAGGTGATGAGATGTTATCTGGTAGAGAAGGTTCTTTTAAAAAAGGTGGATTAGTAAAAGCTGGCAAACCTAAACTAGCAAAAAAAGGTTGGAGATAGTTAATGGCAGATATAGATAAATCACTACCCAATGATATAAGAAATACTATTGAAATCCCAGGTCAAGAAACCTTGATGGAAGAGGTAGTAGACATTAAAGAAGATCTCCCTGATCCAGGGGAAACGGAAATTACACCAACGGAAGATGGCGGTGTAGAAATTAATTTTGAACCAGGAGCGTTTAACCAAGAGCAATCTGAAAACCATTTTGATAATTTGGCAGAACTGTTGCCAGAAGAAATATTAAATCCACTTGGTTCAGAATTAACTTCTAATTATGAAGACTATAAATCTTCTAGAAAAGATTGGGAAAGAACCTACACTACAGGATTAGATTTATTAGGATTCAATTACGAAAATAGAACCGAACCTTTCCAAGGTGCGTCAGGTGCAACTCACCCCGTATTAGCGGAAGCAGTGACTCAGTTCCAAGCTTTGGCGTACAAAGAATTATTACCAGCGAATGGACCAGTACGAACACAAATTATGGGTGTTCCTACCATGGAAAAAGAACAACAAGCTTTGCGAGTAAAAGAATTTATGAATTATCAAATCATGACTCAGATGAAAGAGTATGAGCCTGAGTTTGATCAAATGTTATTTTACTTACCACTATCAGGATCTTCTTTTAAAAAAGTATACTATGATGATTTATTAGGAAGAGCTGTTTCTAAATTTGTACCCGCAGAAGATTTAATTGTTCCTTA